CCTTGTAGATATTATTACTATTGTAGTAGATATCATAACATTCCTTCTTTATATTGCTAGATCGGGAGAATCATCATTGGATGAAATACGAAATGGTTTATCAGAAAATCTTCAAAATACTCTAAATCAATCAGGTAATTCTAGTAATGCAGGTACTAATGTAGAAGAGGAAGATGATTTATTAGATAGATTATCTCCTAATTCTAACGATCCCTTATTTTATAAAGAATTTAGACTTACATTACAATATAGAATAGGAGAAGGAGAATTAACCCAAACTAGAGTTTTGGGGGTTAATGAAACTAATGGAGTATCTTTAGCTACTGACCTTTCATATACTAACACACCTGAAGTATTAGTTCAAGAAATAAAATTCCAAATTGATAATTATAATTTAATTTTTGTCAATAATCCTTCCATAAACATAGAAGATCAGTTACCAACTATAGATTTAGAAAATATTACTCCTATTATTCCATCAGTAGATATAGAAGATATAGAAGATATAGACATACCAGGTTTACCTGCACGTTTTACTAAAAAACAAATAAGACAAGTAAAAAGAAAAGATAGACGTAGTGATAGAGAAGAAAGAAGGGAATTAAGAAAATCCGGAGATTTAACTAGAAGGGAAGCTAGGAAAGATAGAAAACAAGATAGGAGAGAAAGAAAAGAAATAGCTAAAAGAAGAAAGAAAACTAGAATTCGTAAAAGAGAAAGATAATAATTTTTGATATTGTAGTATTTATAACAAATAATAAGATGAAAGTAGAAAAACTAAAAGATATAATTAAAGAAGCTACTAGAGAGGTTATACATGAGGAATTAAAGGAGATTTTACTTGAAGCAGTAAAAAGTAGATCTTCTACCCCTATAGTGGAGAATAGAGTAATATCCCAACCATCAGAGGGTGTAAAAAATAATTTAAGAAGTTCATATAAAGATATTTTAGGTGAAACGGCTCAAACTATGACTACTAATAATTTACAAGGTACTTTTAGACCTCAACCTGGTATGGATTCAGCTAATGGTACTCTACCCCCAGGTCAGGTTTCTTTAGATCAAATAGGAGCTTTTATAAAATAAGTAAATGGCCAATATAGTTCAAAAGAGATTTCCCCTTGACATAAGTCAAAGAACTGGTATAGGATTTAATTTTCCTATAGATGGTCCTGCTGTCTTCAACCAAACTTTTGAAACTAGAGAACAAATAAAAGCTAATTTATTAAATTATTTATTAACAAACCAGGGAGAAAGGGTTTTCAATCCTGATTTTGGGGCTGATTTAAGACTTTTATTATTTGATTTTCAATCTTCAGCATCAGAAGATTTACAAGAAATATTACAGGATAAGGTTAAAGAGCTTTTTCCCACCGTTAATATAGAACAATTTGAGTTAAATAGATTAGAAGACCAACATACCATTCAATTATCCATAGTTTATTCTATACAAAGTTTTGGTATTTCAGATTCTATAAGCATTAATTTATCATAATGGCAGAATTAAAAAGAGATATAAAATATATAAATAAGGACTTTAATAGTTTAAGAAATAGATTAATAGAATATACTAAAACTTATTTTCCTAATACTTTTAATGATTTTTCTCCTGCTTCTACAGGTATGTTATTTATGGAAATGGCAGCTTATGTAGGGGATGTTTTATCTTTTTATATAGATAATCAAATACAGGAAACTTATATCCAAAGGGCAAAACAATTTAATAATATATTGGATTTAGCTTATCTATTGGGTTATAGACCTAAAGTGACTACAGCCGCCACGGTTGATATAGATTTTTTTCAACAATTACCTGCTAAAACTGTAGGTACTGAAAAAATACCAGATTATTCTTATGCATTAAGAATACCTGCTGATACTTCTGTAACTTCAAATACCAGGGATTCTTTAAAGTTTATTATAGAAGATGAAATAGATTTTACGTTTTCTTCCTCTCTTGATCCCACATCCGTCTCTGTTTACCAATTATCCGGTACTGAACCTGAATTCTTTCTTTTAAAAAAGACTAGACAAGCTATTTCGGCTACTATTAATACTACTGAATTTACATTTGGATCACCAGTAAAATTTGATACTAGAAATATAACAGCTACTAATATCATAGGAATATTAGATATTATAGATAGTGATGGAAATGAATATTTTGAAGTTCCTAATTTAGCACAAGAATCAGTTTTTGATTCCATAAAAAACACCAACCCTAATGATCCCAATACTTACACAGATACAACTTCTAATAATTTACTAAAACTAAAAAAGGTACAAAGAAGATTTACTACAAGATTTTTGGATAGAGGTACTCTACAGATAGAATTTGGGGCGGGAACTACAGCAGATAATGATGAGGAAATAGTACCTAATCCCAATAATGTGGGACTAGGATTACCATTCCAACAGGATAAATTAACTACGGCTTTTTCCCCTACTAATTTTGTATTTACTGACACCTATGGAATAGCACCTTCTAATACTACTTTAACTGTAAGATATTTGACTGGAGGAGGAGTAGGAGCTAATGCTGCTGCTAATACATTAACTAATGTAGATGACACAGGAATTTCATTTGCTAACCCCAATCTAATAAATAACCCTACATTAGCTAATACTATATTTGTCTCCGTAGCCTCATCTAATCTTGTAGCAGCTGATGGAGGATCCGATGGAGATACTGTGGAGGAAATAAGACAAAATGCATTAGCTAATTTCCAAAACCAATTAAGAACAGTAACCCCACAGGATTATCTTATTAGGGCATTATCACTTCCACCTGAATTTGGGACTATAGCTAAAGCATATACTATGCCTACAAAAATAGGAGAACTTAACCAAGGTGAAACTCCTACTGTATTAGATTTATACGTAATATCCCAGGATGCTGGTGGGAATTTTGCTAATGCCTCTAATATTTTACAGAGAAATTTAAGAACTTATCTTTCTGAATATAGAATGGTGGGGGATTCCATAAGAATAAAAAATGCTTTTATAATTAATATAGGAGTAGAATTCGAGATAGTAGCAAGACCTAATTTTAATAATAACCAAGTATTAACTGACTGTATAAGTGCTCTTAGAACATTTTTTGCTAGGGATAATTTTGAAATTAATGAACCTATATTACTAACAGATGTTAATACTTTATTATCACGTATAAGTGGAGTTCAAACTGTTAAGGATATAAAAATAATAAATAAAACAGGAGAAAGTTTAGGTTATAGTAATTTTGCATATGATATAGACGGAGCTACTATAAATCAAGTGGTATATCCTTCTATTGATCCTATGATTTTTGAAGTTAAATACCCCTCAGAGGATATTAGGGGAAGAGTAGTACCATTATAAAAAATAATTATGCCTATACCAGATACTAACATACTAAGGAATGCAATTCCACAAAGTAATTTTGATTCTTCACAATTACCTACAATACCCGACCCTAATTCTATTAATAACAATTTTTTAGAAAATAGTTTTGATAAAACTAATTTAGATTTAGAAAATAATAGTCCCGCTGGTGGTCCTATAAATGATCCTAATTCTAATTTTAGACATTTTTATACACCACAAAAACCATTTGATACTACCCCAGAAGGAGAAGTTAGAGGAGAGGGAAAATTACAATTTACAACTAGTAATACTGATTTGGACGTTGAGAATCCTTTACCAAATGGTGGGCCAATTAATGTACCCTATGTTACTAGAATAGGTAGTGAATTTGCGGGCTTTACTACTACCCACCCATTTACACCAAGAAATACCTATTCGGATTCTTTTAACCCAATACCACCCGGAATATTAAGATAAATTATTATGGCTATTTTTAAAATATTCCCTACTAAAGATGCAACCTTATATTCTGGTTACAGAACTATGAATACGGGTTTAGATTCCATTATAGAAGCTACTACTGATTTTAAAATAGGAGCACCAAATCAGGAAGAGGGGCAAGATCCCCAGGCATCTAGATTTTTAATTCAGTTTGATTTGGATGAAATTCTTAATGTTATTGATGTAACAGCTTCTGGTTCTTCTACTACATCATTTTTAAGGGTGTATTCTGCAAATGCCAGGGGTTTATCTTCTGATACTACTTTATTAGTAAATGCAGTAGGGCAAAATTGGAACATGGGAACTGGAGAATATTTGCTAGATCCTTTAGTTAAAGATGGTTGTAGTTGGGGTAATAGATTAAGAGAGGGAGTAGGTACTTGGACTACTAATACTCCTGCTTCGGGCATAACGGGTTCTTTTGTTGGCGTAGTAAATGATGGTGGTGGAGCATGGTATACTGCAAGTGCATTATATCCACAAATTTCCCAATCATTTGATTTTTATTCATCTTTAGATTTGAATGTAGATGTAACACAGTTAGTTTCTAACTGGTCTTCATCAGTTTTAGGTACTTCTACTATACCTAAAAATACTTTTGTAAATTATGGTTTCATAGTTAGACAATCAGAATCTCAGGAATTTATAAATGATTTAAATGTTCAAACTGAATTGAAATTCTTTTCTAGAGATACTAACACTATCTATCCACCCCAATTAGAAATTAAATGGGATGATTCTATATTTAATACAGGCTCTTCAACTACTACTGAGTTAACTACTAATGAAGCGTTAATAGCTATACCCAATAATAAAAATGAATATTACCCTGAAGAAATAGCTAAATTTAGAATTAATGCTATTGAAAAATACCCAGCCAGAACATATCTAACTGCATCTTCCTATACCAGTAATTTTTATCTTCCATCTGCATCCTCCTTATATGCTATTAAAGATAGTAAAACTAATGAATC